TCCGATGCCGTCTTGCCGCTTTTGCTGGCGTCTTTCGCGTGGCCCGCCTTGTCCGCAACAGCGGCGAGGATGGTATCAACGGCCACAGTCAACGCCTTAACGTTCACGTTCATTTCATTCTCCAATGGAAAGGACAACCGGCGGAATTGCCGGCAGTCAGCAGGTGCAGGCCACAATGCCTAGCACGCTGTCACCATAGCACACTTGCCTGAATCATGGCTGAATCCCGGCCAAAGGATTGCCGGGCGACGGTTAACAGTAACCGCCAAACGACAAGCCACAGCCGCCCGCCCACCGGCCGGAAGCCGTTAGGACAGGGTGCAAGCATCGCATGGACGCATGTTAAAAGTCTGTTAAGGATATGTGATGAGTTAACTGCCGTTCAGGTAGCCCGGTAGGCATGTAATGTTATAACATAACACTAAGGTTAACAGTATCTTCACATTCTCGGGGAACATCGGGACATTGCTAGCAGCCTACCCCACACCCACACTAGGCCAGTGGTGTAGTAGGGCACCAACACACCCCATGCGTCTCACGCCACGCTGCGACTGACAGCGGATGCGAACGGCTCTCGTTCTCACTGTCTGCTGCGACTGCGAGTGGCTCGCAAACGCGAACGATTCTCAAATGGGGGGGTATCCCCTGCCCGCGTCGGCTGGTGGGGAGGTAGGTGGGGCCCCAACATCTGGTTAAAACGATTTGAAAACATATGTTAAGAAAGTGTTAAGAGGAACTAAAGACACTGAACAGGGTCTAACCCGAAATGACAGACATTCACGAAACATTAACAATTGAAGAAATCGAGCAGCTTAACAATTGGCTGAGGGTGGCTGACGTGGGTAGTATGCCTGTCGAAAGACCTGTTGTGCCCAGTGCTGTTAACGTGGGTAGCGGGGGGGTGGCTCTAGGAGCAGATGCCCGTCTATCTGCGACGACCCGCCGTTCTGCTGAAAAAAAAGCAGCCAAGGCGGCAAGGGCCAAGGCTGCTTTGAAGAAGAGAAAGCTGCCCAAGGGCAGGTTCCATCATAAGAGTAAAGAAGCCACCCGTAAGAGGGTGGCCAATAAGAGGTGGATCGAACAGCCGCTCAAGAGCCTGTCCTTTGGATATGGAGTGTGGGCTATAACACCCGAACAATGGGAGGATAAGATGGGCCCGTATTGGCTTCTCTACAATCCCTTGGATTTGACAGTGAAACGCCGTTGGGGCTATGGTACCAAGGAACAGCCCTATACAATTTATGACATCAACCTGCTACATAAGAAGCACGGGCTTCTCTATGTGGGGCAAGACGAACTGATCTTCGACAGTTCTAAGCCAAATGCTTTGGACATAGAAAAGGCCCCAGAAGGGGCCGTGGTGTTTGAAGAGCTGGCTCTAGATGTGAAGGCAATACAGAAGAAGCTCAGTGGAGAAGCTCTGATAGCTAAGCTACAGCTAGCTCTTCCTTCGTCAGTCAGAGCTAGGTCAACCTAAATTCAACTAGGGAGTTACGCTTTTGGGCTCCACTCCCAGCTTCATTAAGGTTGGAAGGCACTTCACTTCGCCTCTCCTCCAAGGAGAAGCTCGTTCAGCCACTACACATAATGGTGTTATAGACCCCAAGAAATGGTGAAAGTTCCCTATTCCTACACAAATATATTTCACATGCGATTGAACTTTGTTAACATTTCATTGTCTAAGCTACCGTAGCAGGGCAGTTCAGCCCAGATTAAGCTACGTCTAAAGAGAGGAGAAATGCCATGAAACGTACCTACGATGCCAGCACCGATCCGGATTTGACCCCGGAACAGCGACGGAACGCAGTACGCCAGAAGGCTAATGACGAAGCCGTTGCTTATGCTGAAGAGCAGAAGGCCCTGAAGAAAGCAGAACGAGCAGATGCTCGGTCGGAGCGTCTGAAGGCCGAGGGTAGGATTGCCGAGGACGGCAGTGTGACGGAGAGGAATCCAGCCCAAGTGAAGGTTGTGAAGACAGTTAGCAAGTAAGACACAAGTGTCTCGCCGGCTTGCCGGCTTCGCTGGGCATCCTCCGTATGGTGTGTTGCCCAGCCCCTAAATGCCGGGTTAGCTCCAATTGGTAGAGCAATCCCTTTGTACGGTATAGGTTGTGGGTTCGAGTCCTACACCCGGCACCATAGTTCACAAGAGAGGAGATGACTATGAGCGGTTCTGATTTCTTTGGTTTTAACACTACACAGGCTAAGACGCTTGAGCGCCTGATGGCGTCTGATGACGCCGGCCTGTCGGCTTTGGCTACATCTATCACCAACTTGAATGCTTGGGCAACTGCCATCGCCACCAAGCTTAATGCCGATGCTGGGGTCACTGACACCAACTACGATACCAACCCGCAGGCTTGATGATGCGGATTCCAGCACTAGTCCTAGCGTTTGTATTGGCGCTTAATGGAACGCTCGGGGGAGTGGCTATTGCTCAGGTTGCAACCGAGGCAGACCGTATCCAAGATGCGGCTGTAGTAGTTGACCAGAAGCGGCAGGATGCCGCTGCTACAGCAGAGAATACACGACAGGATAATGCTGCCGTGATTGCCTCTGAAGATGTGCAGAAGCAACTCACTGAGAATACTCAACAGCTAGAAGCGATGACTTCCAATCAGAGGTTTATCGTGCAAATCCTACAGATTCTACTCCCACTGCTTTCCTTGGTTGCTACAGGTGTAATCGCCATTCTTCAGATAAGGGCGAGGAGTGAGCGCCATGTTTTGGCGGATGAATCTCGCTCTAACCTCAGCAACATCGCTAAGTCTATCAATGGCATGAAGACCGAACTGGTAGCCATGACTCAGGCTAAAGCCTTCCTTGAAGGTGTAGCGATGCATGCCGCCAAAAGCAATGACCCCGACCTCGTACAGCTAGTACGGAGGCGGGCTGAAGAGTTGAATGTTAAAGTGGATGAAGCCAGTGCACAGGCTGCTAAGGTAGCTGAAGAAGCTGCTGTTAGTATTGAATCCGTGCCTGATGCAGTGAAGGCCATTCATCCGTGACAACCCAAGCACGCCCCATTCTGCCCGGTCTGGAGACTGGGGCTGCTGACCTACCCCAAGACAACCAGCTGGAGCAGGCCCGTCAAAAGACCCTGTTCCACGATGTAGATAGTGGTAAGTGGTACCAGCAAGTGAGTGAGGGTGATTGGATTGAAGTCCCTCTGGACGATGCGGGGCTGCCAATGTATGAGCCCGTGCTCCCAGAAAGGAAGAAGTAATGACTCTATTGACTACCGGCAAGACCAAGTTGGTGAAGCAGGTGTGCTCCGATCTCCTCCGTCACGAGGGGTTTAGGGAATTCGCCTACCCCGATGTCTTGTCCAAGCTGTATAAGAAGTATCGTTATTTGCCGTGGGGGTTTGCACCCGCACGCGAGATTGCTCCGCCCGGTGTGAACTGGGATGAAGGCGCTCCTTGGACGGTGGGCATTGGCTTCACACAAGGGGTTACACCTGACAGCCGGATGCCCCGCATTCAGGCGGAGCGCATGCTAGAAGAGAAGATCGCTAACTATGATCTGATCCTCGGCCACACCCTACCTACATGGTATGCGTGTGCGACATTCGTTACCAAGACTGTGCTCATTAATATGATGTTCAATCTGGGTCTGACGAAGCTGTTGAAGTTCAAGAACACCTTGGGCTACATGAAGGAACAAAAGTTTCCACAGGCAGCCGCTGGAATGCGGAACTCCCTTTGGTACAAGCAAGTTACAAAGCGCGCTGAGGAATTGGCCCGCCGGATCGAACGACAGGAAATTGATCCCGCACACAAACTGCCGGAGTAAATGTATGACTGACAACGAAGTGAATGAGAACGGCTCTGCCGAAGAGAGCGGCTACGCTCCCATCCTCTACAAGTTTACGAATCAAGCACAAGCTCCTGAGTTAGAAGCTCTGCTCGCCATGTTCTATAAGGGGGCATATGAGAATCGACTTGGGATTATGCAAGCAAAGAATATTACCACCAACGAAGAAGAGCTTGTCTTGGTTGGTATTACTCTTGATGTACATGGTAAAACCGACTGCTATCCTTTGGCCCGACTCTTGAAGGCTGAGGAAGCTCCGAACTACCGTAGCCCTGATGGGCAAGGTGGCTGGTTTGATCCGCTGAACCCGGAAGAGGCTGAAGTCGTAAAGGATACGATGAAGCCTGTTGAGGAGTCTCTCACCGATGTCCCAGTCAACTAATCCGGTAGAGCAACCCAATTGGACTAAAGACATCCTCGACTGGTACTCAGCCGGGGATTTCGATGTGGAAGTTGCAGCTAAGCTGAAAGTACCTCTGAAAGAGTTCTACCGCCAGATGCAAGAAAACGCGGCCTTCGGCCGGTTGGTGGATTACGGTCGAACGCTTTGCCAAGCGTTCTGGGTGCACCAAGCTAAGCGCAACCTAAATAACAAGACATTCAATGCTACCTCGTGGGCGTTCGTCATGAAGAACCAGTTTAACTGGGCCGACAAGTCCGAACAGATTCAGGGTAGTGAGAGCGGTAATATCAATCTCGATGAGCTTCGCATGCGCATCAATAGGGAAGTTGAGAGCTATCGTGCTACCAACATGCCTGAGATGAAGGCCGCAGAAGCACAGCTGAGGTTGATCAGTGACAAACAAGTTTGATGTAAACGAGATCAACTGGACTGACCCCACGTTCCCTAGCTTCACGGACGTGGATATTGCACAGTCTGATGCTGATCCGAAGTTGAACGAATTGAACAGGTTGCAGCGTCTTGCTAATCTGTTAGAGCAATACCGTACAGTGAGTGCACAGAGCGGCGTTGATAAGTGGTTTGTACCCGGTACGCCGTTTGGTATCGAACGTCTGCCTAAGCACAGTGCCTTCTTCAAGGCTGGGCTTAACTACAACGAGCGGACGTTCATGGCGGGCAACCGCTGTGGTAAGTCGATCTCTGGTGCTTACGAGGCAGCTTGTCATGCTACAGGTATCTACCCCATCTGGTGGGCAGGCCGTACATTCGACAAGCCAACAGCTGGTTGGGCGGTGGGTAGTACGGCTCGCGCCACTCGTGACACCGCCCAGAAGGAATTGCTCGGGCCTGTCGGTGCCTTTGGTACTGGTATGATTCCGAGAGAGTTGATTGGTAGGGCTTGGTCGTTGTCTGGTGTACCGCAAGGTATCGACATGATTCAGGTCAAGCACGTATCGGGAGGCTGGTCTTCGATTGGCTTCAAGAATTACGAGCAGCCGATTGCTGCATTCTACGGTGTTGAGTTGGATTGGGCTTGGCTCGATGAGGAATGTCCGCAGGATATCTACAACGAAATCCTGATTCGTACAATGACAACGAACGGTTTGGTGTTCAATACGTTTACACCATTGAAGGGACTAACTCCGCAGGTTGTACGCTTCTTAGAACAAGCGGACTACCTTGCAGGAGCCAAGAAGATTTTGAGCTTGCCGACAGATACCACAGATGAAGAAGGTATAGATGGTAGGTTGATGGGAATCGTGAGTCACAAGGCTGTCGTGCAGGCTGGTTGGGATGACGCAGCTTGGTTGACGGAAGAAGCGAAGGAGCAGATGCTGGCAGATACACCGCCACATCTACGTGAGGCACGCCGTCTTGGTATGCCTGCGATGGGTAGCGGTAATGTGTACCCAATTGCTCTGGAATCTTTGATGGTTACACCGTTCCTGATCCCGAACTACTTCAAGCGTATGTATGCGTTGGACGTTGGTTGGAATCGTACTGCTGCACTATGGGCAGCACTCGACCCACAGACAGACATCTTGTACATCATTGATGAGCACTATCTGGCTGAGGCACCACCGCCTGTTCATGCAGCTGCGGTAAGGGCACGAGGCCAGTGGATTCCCGGTTGTATCGACCCCGCTTCGCGTGGCCGGTCGCAGAACGACGGCAATCAGCTCATGCAGAACTACAAGGATTTGGGATTACAGATTGTTCCAGCGGTGAATGCCGTTGATGCCGGTATCCAAGCTCTATGGCAGCGGATGGCTGGTGGTACATTGAAAGTGTTCAATACACTTCCTAACTTCGCCAAAGAGTTTGTGCTGTACCGGCGTGACGAGAAGGGTAAGATCATCAAGGAGCATGACCACTTGATGGACTGCCTGCGTTACATCCAGAACAACATCAACCGAGCGAAGTCCCTAGACCAGATGCGTAAGGCCCCGACATATCGCGGCCCAACTCACTACAATATTTAACAGGAGCGACATGGCTGAGATCATCGAAGGTGTGTTAAGCGAAGACGAGGCTGACGCTATCAGTGAGGCTGCGCGCATCAAGCAAGAACTAATGGACACCTTGGCCGGGTCCATTACAGGCAAGTTCCACACCCGTGCTGCAAAGCGTTCCGGTAAGGAAGCGCAATGGTTGCGATCTGCGAAGCTCTACTACGGTAAGCTGGCACTCGACAACTGGTACATTAATTCGGAGACCCCGTTCGCAGGTGTGGGTTATCGTGATCGACCAGAC